CCCGAGCCTGAAGATCGACGTCAGCTCCGTTCGTAGCTGACGTCCGGGCCGCCTCCCCGGCCCCGATGCTCCGAAAGGAGCCTGCCTGGCGGCGGCCACACCGCCGCCAGGAACCTGAAACCCGAGAGGCCCGAGCCCGATGTCCTACGCCACCCTTGCCCAACTGACCGACCGTTATGGCGCGGCGATGCTGATCGGGCTGACCGATCGGGCCACCCCGCCGACCGGGGCGGTGGACAGCGCGGTGGTGGATCGGGCGCTGGCCGACACTGATGCAGTGATCGACAGCTATCTGGCCGGGCGCTACGCCCTGCCACTGGCTGAGGTGCCGGGGCTGATCGCCGATCTGGCGCAGGCGATTGCGGTCTGGAAGCTGCACACCTATGCCCCCGATCCCAAGATCAAGGATGACTACGACCAGGCGCTGCGGACTTTACGCGAAACCGCGACCGGGGCGGTGCGAATTCCGGTAGCCGGACTGGAGCCCGCCACAACTGGCGGCACCGGAGTGCGGGTCACCGACCGCGAACGCCCGTTCACCGAAGCCTCCATGAAGGGCTTCGTCTGATGGATGTCAGCCTGATCATCACGCGGCTGAAGGAGCAGGTGCCTGATCTGGGGGGCCGGGTGGCCGGGGCGGCAGCGCTGGCACAGATGATGGCACAGAATGGTCTGCCACAGGTCACCCCTGCGGCGCATGTGCTGCCGACCGGGATCATGGGCGGGCGCGAGACCGCACAGACCGGCATGTATCGCCAGGAGATCGAACGGCTGTTTGCCATCGTGCTCAGTGTGCGCAGCCATGACGGCTCGGGCTCACGTGCCCTGGGTGCGGCTGAGGCTCTGATCGAAGCCGTGGTGCTGGCCCTCGCGGGCTGGACCCCCGACCCCGCCGCGGGTGTGTTTCGGCTGAAACGGGTGGCGCTTGCCCGCTTCGCCGAAGGCATGGCGGTTTACGAAATCACCGTCGGCTTGCCCGACCAGTTGAGGATCATGCCATGACCGAGTCCTATCTCACCCCCGCCGCTGGCGGCAGCTATATCCGGGACGACAAGACCGGCGCGCTGACCCCCGCCCCCGCCCCTGAACCTGCCGCGCCCGTTCCGCCGCCGGTTCAACCCGTTAAGGAAACCCCGTTGAAGGGAGCCACGAAATGAGCCGCCAGATTGCCAAGACCATCATCTTTGCCCAGCTTGAGGCGTCCTATGGGGTTTTCCCCGGCCCACTCACAGGCACCGATGCAGTGCTGATCGCCAATGCCAGGTTCAACATCGAGCGTGATGTGGTGTCACGCGATCTGATGCGGGGCTATTACGGCGGCTCGGAACATCTGATGGGATCCCGACGTGCCAATATCGAATTCGATGTTGAACTGGCCGGGTCGGGCACCGCCGGAACGGCCCCGGCCTGGGGGCGCTTGCTGCGCGGCTGTGGCATGGCCGAGACGATCACGGCGCTGAACCGGGTGGAATACACTCCGATTTCAGGCGGCTTTGAAAGCCTGAGCCTGCACTACTACGTCGACGGAGTGCGCTATGTTTCGCGCGGGGCGCGCGGCAACGTCACCTTCAAGATGAACGCTTACGAGCGTCCGATGCTGCACTTCGCCATGGTGGGCTTTGACACCACTGCATTCGAAGTCAGTGCCAATATCAGCGGCGATTTTACCGCCTGGCAGCGCCCGCTGGTGATCACCGACGCCAATGCCGGGGATATCCGGCTGGGGGGCACCTATGCCACCGGGGTGATCTCGGGCGGCACGGTGCTGGCCTCAAAAGGGCTCACGGTTGATCTGGGCAACAAGGTCAGTCACCTCAAACTGCTGGGCGGCGAGCGCGTTGATATCATATCCCGCGAGGTGACGGGCCAGGCGACGGTGGAACTGAGCGCTGCCAATGAAGTGTTGTGGCGTAGCGAGGCCAACGTCAACACTCTGGCGAGCCTCGGCTTCAACTTTGGCACCGAGGCGGGCAATCGCATCGCGGTCTGGGCTCCGGCGGTGCAGCGGGTCAACCCGCAGGTCGAGGATTACGAAGGCAACGCTCTGATGGCCACTGAGCTGCGGCTGCTGCCCTCGGCGGTGGGTGGCAATGACGACATCACCATCGTGGCGAGGTGAGCGCCATGGAGAGTCTGGAACTTTTCATACCCACCCCGCGCAAGATCACGGTGGCGGGCACCGAGTTTACCATCCTGCCCCTGACCATGAAGCAGATACCCCCGTTTGCGAAGGCAATCGGGCCGGTTATCGACCTGATTGCCAACCAGCAGTATCTGCAAGCCGCGATGGATCACGCCGATGCCGTGGAAGAGGCGGTTGCGATTGCCACCGGCACCAGCAAATCCGTTCTGGATGAGATGCTGGCGAACGAGTTTCTGGCCCTGGCTGGGGTGGTGTTCGAGGTAAATCTTGATTTTTTCGCCCATCAGGTGCTGCCCGCCTGGACCACAACGATGACCCGGCTGACAGAGGCAATGGCACCGGCTGGGGCACTGTCTTCGCCTGGCTCGCCCGAAGAGGGCACAGCCTCGCCGCCTGCCTTGAACTGACTCCGGCCCAGCTACATGCGCTGGTGGCAGGGCATCTGGCAGCGGATGCGCAGGACGACGAGCGCCAGATCGGCGTGATCCGGCTGGCGGTCTGGGGTGATGAGGAAGACCTGCGCGCCCATGCCACCCGGCGGGGTCAGGGCGGAGACGAGGCGGCGGCGGCGCTGGCCGCCTTTGGAATGAGCGAGACCAAACCATGACCGACCTGACCCTTGCACTGATCCTGAAGGCCGAAACCGCCGCCGCGCGGGTGGCGTTGCAGGAAATGACGACCGCGATCAAGGGCCTGACCCCGGCCAGTCAGGCTGCCAACACCGAGGCCGCGCGGATTGGCCCGGCACTGGCATCGGCTGGCAGTCAGGGCAAGGCCGCCATGGCGGGGCTGAAATCGGAAATGGCGGCGGTCGGTGTGGCAACCCGCACTGCGGCGGGGCAGGTTGCGGGGTCGATGCATCTTGCCGCAGGCTCGGTCGGCAACCTGACGGCGCAGTTCAACGACATTGGCATAATGATGATGGCGGGGCAGGCCCCGCTGCAAATGGCAATCCAGCAGGGCTCCCAGATTATTCAGGTGATCGGACCGCTGGGGGCAGCGGGGGCGGTGAAGGCACTGAAGGCGGCTTTCACGGGGCTGTTCACCCCGGTATCGCTGATAACTCTTGGGGTCATCGCGGGTGGCGCGGCGCTGGTGCAATGGGCGGTGCGCGCGGTGCGGGCTGGCAAGGATACCCGGTCGCTGACAGATCGTGTCAAGACGCTTGGTGACGCGACCAAAGCCTACGAAAATGCGGCCCATGCCGCCGGGGTTTCGGTTGAGGAACTGACCGCCAAATACGGTCGTCAGGCTGGAGTGGTGCGCGATCTGCTGGCGAAGCAACTGGAACAGGCGGCGGGGGCGGCGCGTCTGGCAGCAGAGGCGGCGGCGAAAGACACGGGGTTCGGGGTTGATGTGCCCGCCGCGGCGTTTCGCGACTTCGAAGATGTGCAGGTGCGCACCGCCGCCGCCCTGCGGCAAATGGGTCTTGATGCCCAGAAGAACTTTAGCCAGATGGGCGAACTGGTTGATCCTGTCGCCTTGCAGATGGAATTTCTGACGCGGCAGGTTCAGCGCCTGTCCGACAAATATGGCATTACCACGGCTCAGGCCCGGCAATTGGCCAAGGCCACAGCGGTGCTGGAAGAGGCCAAGGGGCCGGAGGCCCAGGCCGCAGCGGCGGCTGGCCTGGCCGAGAAAATGCGCGAGGTGTTCGGCGCTACGGTGCAGACCGAAGGGCCAATGAAAATCCTTTACGACAACCTGCTGGCGCAGGCCAAGTCGGCTGCCGATCTGGCGGCGGCGGCGGCTGGCCTGCCGGGCAAGTTTACGGCGGCGGCCGGAGCGGCGCACGGTCTGGCCGATCCGATTGCGGCGGCGCTGGCCAAGGCGCACGAACTTGGGGCGCAGCTTGACGAATTGGCCCGGTCCGAGATCGAATTGAAATTCCGGCGCGATCCACTTGGGGCGGCGCGGGCGACGGCACTGGCCGAATTCAACGCGGCGATTGGCCCGGCGCACCCGGTGGATCACGC